TACCATCTGTTTCTAGTGCTAGTTTCCCTGCGTTGTTATGCATTTTACCAACATAAGTTGAGCTAGTTCCTGTTCGCCATCCACCTGCATAACCATCGCCAAAAACACGCAATATATCGTTGAAAGAAGTAGAAGTGCCACCTATTAGTAGTCTGCCTGAACTGTCTATTCTTAGTCTTTCAGTATTATTAGTAGCTATTCTAAATAAATGATTAGTTGTAGTACCAACAAATAAACCTGTAGCATCATTACCAACAAAAGATGTTGATGATTGTCCAGTATTGTTAAATTCTATTTGTGTTGTTCCTGAACCTGTCAAATCTAATTTAGAACTTGGTGAATTAGTTCCAATTCCTACGTTGCCATTACCTAAAACAGATACACGATTTGTTGAAGAATTAAGTATTTCTAATAAACTATTAGTATTACCAACTGTACCATCTGTAGCAATTTGCAACCCACCTGATGCTGAACTCCTTGTCAGTTTAGGTCTTATAGAACCACCAGCAAAATCTAAGGTGTAATTAGTAGCATCTACTGTTCCAGTAACATCTATACCTGAAGCAGTTGTTTCAAGCTTCTTAACAGCATCATAGTAAAGTTCTACTGATCCATTGTTTGTACAATGTATAAAACTTTCACCACTTGCTGCTTGCAATCTAAGTTGTGTTGCTCGTATTAAAAGAGAGCCTGGTCCTTTTTCATCTATGAAAGAATTTGCACCATCAGAATATATTTCTAAATCATTACCATCACCAAAAAAAGCTTTCTCTCCATCTGGAAATGATATACCAGCTCCTGCTGTTAACATGGCAGATATATAACCACCATTGAAACAACAATGACTTGAGCCCATCAATAAAAAGATATGTCGTTTAACAGCCTTGCTAATACCAGACTCTTGCATATCTTTAACATGACCTATCTCAGAGTTTACATCTTGTATAGCTTGTTCTATTGTTCTTCTGTTTATGGATTCATTAACAGGATCATATTGCTGTGGTACTAAGGGTAATGCTTTGACTGTCTTTTCTGCCATTATCTTTGTCCATCTGGTCTAATATCTAATCTTAAATCTCCTAGTCTCCAACCATAATCACTTGATGTATTTGATATTTTTAAACTTGCTTGTCTGCTTCTAGCTCTTGTATTAACGAATGTAGAGTCTGGAGTTATATCAAAAGAACCTAAGTTTTGTTTTGCTTGAAGTGGAAAGTCTCTGCCATCTATTTTATAAGTTACAGTATTTGTTGAACCGCTTTGATCTCTAAATTCTATATCAGGTATTAACTGTGATATAAAAACATAATCTTCTCCATCAGGGTCAAGATCAAAATCACTTGATTCAATAAATGCACTAAAACTTGTGCCATCTGCTGCGTGTGCTATTTCATGGTTATAAAGATAGTTTAAGTTAGTGTCATCTATTTTTCCTGTTGCTAATGGAAATATTCTTGTTGGTGCTTCATTCCATGCAGTTCTAGTAAAGCCATCAGCGTTTGTACCAATAGTCCAAGTTTGTTCTAGATAGTTATAAATAACATATCTATCAACTTCGTTAGAATTTTCTGAACAATAAAACCATATCACTTCATTGAACTCTGGATTGCTACCACCAAAAACTTTAAAAGTTTGTTCAAAATTAAAATCACCAAAAATGTGATCTAATACTGTGCATGGCAATCTTTGTGCAGCACCTGTGTAAACATAAAAAGCTCCTCGGTCCATAAAGAATACTTTATTATCTGCTACGACAGCTGCATTAGGAGCTATCATTGATACACCAGATGCAACTTCATTAAAGTTAAATATAAATGGTGCACCTACAAATCGCATAGATATTAATCCTGCATCTGTAAAAATAATTATTTCTTGTCTTGTTCTTACTGCACCAACAATAGTGCTGCCTAGTGATAATCTTACTCCACCAGCTGAGTTAGTTGCTGTTGGTGTCCAATCTATATTTGATTCTGATGTAGAAAATCTGACTAGTAATGGATCAAGTGTTGTAGAACCAATAGGGTTACAACCAAAAGCAATAACGTGTCTGTCAATATCTGACATCATAATTTGCAAAACTCGGACTGGTGGATTGCTTGCACCAACTATTGAGGTTGCTTCTACAGCTCTATTAGATACACCTGCAGATTCATCCCAAACATAATAACTTCCTAATCTTACAGCCGCTAAAGCATCATCACCAAAGTTATCTAAACTCCAAAGTCTAAGTTGATTTGTGTCATCTATGATAGCAACTGAGCCATAAGAACCACTACCCATACTACCTGAACCCCAACCTGAAGATGGCACATATGTATCTAGTCCTGTATTAATTTGATAGGCTGCTGTGACTGAACCGCCACCATTACCTGAGTCACCACCAGTGGCAGCTTTAGGTGTGCCTGGATATCCAGAGCCTGCAACCTTTGCAGTAATCTTGTATGTATTAACATCTACAATTTCATCTATCTGATATTCTTGATTAAGCACTGTACCAAATATAACTCCACCTAAAGTAGCAGCACCTGAGTAGGTAACAAAATCTCCAGCTACTGCTTCATGTCCATTGTCTGTGACTGTTAGTGTTGTTGATCCTGCAACTGCTGCAAAAGTAGTAGTGTTAGTTGTTGTCTTTCTTATTGGTGTAATATCGTGATATGTAGAACCTTCTTGTACATAGAGCTTTTGATGTGTTCCTAATAATGTATAGTTTGTTTGTCCTATATCTCTATAAGTATGTATCTTACGACAAGTACCTATAAAAGCATCAGTAGATTGTTTTTCCCAACCACCAATCCTTTCTGGTCTACCTTTTCTAAATCTAACCTTATCAGCATCAAACCAACCACCTTCATTAGAATAGTTAGTGCCTTCTTTTACAATGCCTGGTCTAAATACATATTTAGCAAGTGTCATTAAATATTACTCCAATCTTCTCCATTCCAAAGAATTGCTTCAGCTTCACGTCTTCTGACTAAACCTTCACTAATTTCTCCATTTACTTTATTCCATCTTTTTATTTGACTTGGTACAAGATGATAATCTCCAGCGTTAAGTAATTTTTTTAACGTACTGCTCGATAGGTTTGATGGACCTAAATTATATGTAAATGATACGAGAGCATCAAACTGACATTGTTCTAAAGGCACAGTAATATGTTTTTCAACATATCCCTCATACTCTTCTAGTTCTTCATCAAGCCATGTGTCTGCCTCTTCTTGTGTACAAGTATCACCCATAGCTACATTTTTGGTTCTTCCAAAAGCTATTGTAGGAATACCTGCCTGACATAAGTATGCTTCTAGTTTACAACCTTCAAACTTTTTAATTATTGCTTTGCCTTCTTCTGATGTCTTCATCTTTTTTCTCCTTTTTATCAAGCTCCCTATAATATTCAACAACTGATAAAATTTGTTTAATGTACCTTTTTTGTTCTGCTGTATTAATTGATAAGTTTTCATAATCTTTTGTACTCAATGCGTAGTATGCACGTTGTGGTGCTTTGCCTTGTTCTACTAAATCTAAATATTCTTGCATTAACTCTGGTGTAAGCACTTCCCAATCTACATCAACTAACTGTAACTCTACTGGCAAAGGCGGATGAAACATAGGTGCTGGTTCTTTTATAGTAACAATTTCTACAGGCTTTGTACTCTGAGGCAGTAATGAACAGCCACTCATAAATATTATGCTACTCAATATTAATTTCTTCATCATCAAATTGCTCTGGGTTTGTAAGTGCTATTAGTTCTTCCTTGACACGTCTAGTACCATCATTTACTCTTTTTTGTATTAATCCAGGTTTTGCTAATGCAAGTTTATCTAAGTCATGTTTTGCGAAAGTGTTACGAAGTTGGTTTACTTCTCGTTCTGCTTCCTGTTTTTGTTTTTCTATTATTTGTATTTGTTGTTGTACCTTCTCTGTTTTCTCCAGATAATTTTTAATTGATTTATTTTGTTCTTGTATTTGTGTTTCTAAAACTATCTGATTACCTTTTAATATAGATATTTCATCTAACAATCTATCTATGTACCAAGCACTTGCTGCTATGCTTGATACAAGTAAACCACCTAATATTATTGCTAACTTTGTTCCCATGTATATACCTTTATTGCTTTGCTTTTACCTTTTACCTTTATGCTTCCTAAAGATTTTAAATTATATGATGATGCTTTCATAGTGCTATCTGCTATTACTAAGTTTACACCTAACTCTTTACAACTTGATTCCATTCTAGCTCCTAGGTTTACTGCATCACCTATAGCTGTATAATCAAATCGTGTTGCACTTCCACAGTTTCCTATTACAGCTAGTCCAGACGATAATCCAATACCAATTTCAATTCCTAAGTCTGCTGCTTCTATGTCGTGTTTTATTTGAATCGCTGTTTTTATAGCAGCATCTTCGTGATTATCTAAATCTAATGGTGCATTAAAAATAGCCATCATAGCATCACCTATATACTTATCTACCATACCGCCATTAGCTTGTACTGCACTTGCCTGTATAGTAAGAGCTTTATTCATTAACTCTGTAACTTCTTCTGGCTCTAGTCTTTCACTAAGAGATGTAAATCCTCTCACATCAGTAAATAAAAAAGTAGCATATTTTTTTTCTCCTGATAATTTCAAAAGGTCTGGATTGTCTTGTAATTTTTTAACTTGCCTTGGATCAAGATAATGTTCAAACTGTTTTTTAATTTGTTCACGTAACTTATATTGTTCTCTGAATCTAAAATAAAATTCTTGTGTAGATATAAGTATTGATGATATTAAAGTATAAGTTACATCTATTAATATATTTTTTTGTATTAAATACCATCCACCATATGCAGTAAAAGATATTACAGCTGTTGCAACTAAAAGGCTCTCAAGTAAACCAAGATATTTAATCGTGCAATATATGACTAAAGAGATTAATATGAATATGAATATCTCGTATATTAAATGAGAGCCAGGAATCTGTGGACTATTTTCAATAAGCATTGATTCAGCAAGTGCTGCTTGTATCATATGTGGATTTTTTAAACCAGCACTAGTACTTAACTGCGGCATAACACCTTTAGCTGTAACTCCAACAAACACAAACTTACCCTCAACATTCATTTCAGATAAAGTTGTTTGCGGTGTGTCTACCCAGCTTATCCATTTACGACCTAGACTATCTACACTTACTGGAGGCAAGCCCTGCACAGCTATTTCTACAACTGCTGATTCTTCTGTTTTGATGATGTACGAGTTCGCTTGTACAAGGCTCTTTAAAACTTGTGTACCAAAAGATGCTACCCATCCATCAGGGGTTTGCATAAGTAAAGGTAGTTGTCTTACCAATCCATCTACATCAATAGGTGCAGAAACTACACCCTGTAATGCATTAGCTTTTAGTATATCTATATTTTCTAAAATACCTTCCAGCTGTATGCCATTAGCTGGTGGTCCTAAAAATACTGTTCCTTCTGTTGGTGGATATTTTTTATTATCTATTTCAGGCATAGCAATTACGCTAGGCGAATACGATAAAGCTTCTGCAAATATTTTATCTCCACCGAATCTATCAGGTTCAGGAAATAAAATTACCCAGCCAACTCCAAGTGCTCCTTTGTTTAAAAGATCAACGTGTATCTGTGCTAAATCTTGCCTTGGAAATGGATAGCCTCCACGTTCTTGTACATCTTTATCAGTTATATTTAAAATTACAAAATTACCTGATGCATCTGGTGTTTTAACAAAAGCATCGAATGTCTTTAACTTTAGAATTTGAAGCGGTGTTATTTGAAATACTAATGGCAAAATAAATATTGCAATGAACAATAGATATCTTTTCAACCTTGTGTAATCCTTATTACAGAAGATGAACCATTATTTATAGTTATACTTTTTGATACACCATCTTGTACAATTATTACGCTGTATGCTTGATCTGAATCTAATATTAAATTTACATATTGATTCACATCTCTAATAATATTTATTTGATCGCCTTGTAAAATAGTAGTAATTTGTGTTTCAAGGTCTTGTCCTATTTTTGTACCACTTACAGGTATGCTACCAACAAACTGTGCTAATTCATCTTCTTCTTCTTCTATACCCAAATCATCAATTACATCTAGTAAATCTTCTAAAAAGTTTACATTTAAATAGTCAATGTCTAATTCAGTAAATTCAAAATCTGGGTCTTCTTCTAATAAATCTTCAGCTAAATAATCTATATCTAAATCTGTAAACTCAAGATAATCATTTTGATTATTTGTATCTTCTTCTTGTACTATCGCTTCTTCTTTAGGTGGTGAAACAATTAACATATTGTCTATCATGTCTAATGTAATATCTAATGTAAGTGGAGCTGTAGGATTAGATTCATATAAGCTTGTTGTTGTTGCTTGATATGGTTTATCTAATACCACAGAACCTGTAGCAGTAGATACTAATATTTCTCCACTAGATATACCATCATCTCCTGGCAATAATATTATTAGTGATCTTCCTAATTCATCAACAGTAACTGTGAAGTCTGTTCCTCTTATAGCTATGTCAGCTGTTGGTGTTTTAAGAGAAATATTTTTTTTGTCTATTTTATTTAAAGCACTACTGACAAAACGTATTGTGCCACTAGCAAACTGCAAAGCCATCTTTGAGTTACTAGGATTAGGATCATAGATATATTCATCAATTATAAGTTTAGAATGTTCAGTAAGTCTTACAATACTGTCATCTAAAAATGTTATCGCTATTCTGCCTTTAGCAGTGCGAACATTATCATATAAATTTAAATCAAAATCTAAAACAGCATCGTAAGTTTGATCTCTTACTATCTGCCCATAACCATTTAATTCTGTTATATCTCCTATATTATTAGCATGAAGTGGCAACACCACCATCATTTTGAATAATACAGATATTATTGTTCGATCCATTACTTGTAATTTTTAACCAATCTTGTGCAAGTGTACTTGCTTGTGTGATATTAAAAGTGTTGCTTGAACCATCTAAATCAAGATAAAAATATCCTGAGTCTGCTGCTGTCAAACCACTATATCCACTACCAGCAAATGTAATAGAGTTAGTACTACCATTTACATCTACATAACTAGTTGCATTAGCATAATTAATGTCAAAATCAAAAACATTTGAATCACCTAAAATAATCCAGTCTAAGTCTAAATAATCTGCTTCTGCACTATTAGCTATATCTAATGTAAATTCATTACTTGAACCTGTAACATCTACATTAAGATTAGCATAATCACTTACATTCAATCCTGTTGTATCAAAATCTATATCAAATACATTTGAATCACCAATAAAATCAAAAGTTCCTGTAAAGTTAGAACCTAAAATTCCACCAGTAATAAATTTATTAGATGTACCAATTTGATTCAAATCAAATGTCATGGTGCTTCCATTTAAAATAGCTGATGTCATTGTGCCAAAAACTGCTTCTGTACCACCAATTAGATTATTAGAACCTAACTGTTCAATATCAATGCTGGCATTACTACCAGTTTGTTGCACATAGATTTCATTATCAGCATTAATATAAATAGAAACTAAAAATATAATTGTTATTAGTTTATTCTTCATAATTCCAATATCCTTTTTCAAAACCTAAGTTTATTAAATTAACAATAGATGTTTCTATTGCTGCCTGTAAAGCTATTGATTTACTTTCATTCATTGCATTACCTGTTTCAAACTCTACCAATCTAGTATAGTCATCTATATATCTAAACAAATCACTGTTTAATGCAACTGATAATATCGTTTTAGAAGATAAGTTTTCTACTAAGATTTCTCCTGTGCTTACAGAAACAAGTCTTAAAGAAACTACTACTGTATCTTCTCTATATTGTTTTGAGTTACCAATGCCTAAATATCTAGCACCAATACCTCCAGATAATAAATTCGTGTTGTAATCAACAACATTACCTTCGACAATTAAACCAGCAAATAACAAAGGTACTTGCTCTGTTTCATCATCAAACCTTTCTCTAGTAGAACGTATTATCTGACGTTCTCTAGTAATATGATCTAAACCTATTCTTTCTACTACTCTAAAAAAACCTGATTGTTTTAATGCACGAATAAGATAATCTGCTGGTGCTTGTGTGAGTGCTGTAGAAAAGTTTGCAAATCCATCCACACTTTTTCTTTGTCCTGTCATATCTGTAAATTTATAAACAGCTACAACTGGTTTTTTATAATAGTCTAGTGGTTGTATTTCTTTTATTGCTTTTGTAACAGGTTCGTCTATCCTTGCTTCTTCTGAATAACATTGTGCTTCAGAAAGAATTGTAACTACATCTTTATAGTCTTCTTGTGGATTAGTTAAACAAGGTGATAGATACTGCCAATTAGATGCACAACTATTGACCAAAGCCAAAGTCACCAATAGGAATAGTAATTTCTGTAGTGGTTTCATCTAATGTGTTATATATAGTTAGTGTTATATTTATGCCATCACTGGTCCATGTAATTACATTGTCAAACAAAGTAAATGATCCTGAGTCTGCAGGATTTTCTCCGAATAGTTGTTCAACAAGTTGTCTTGATAATTGTGCAAAAATTCTTGATTCAAAGTTTCTAATAAATCTTGCTAGTGTTGTATTTTCTGCATCTCTTTTTGCTGCATCTTTTAGAGCTTGTATCTCAGCATCTAATGCTTCTCTTCTTGTATATTCTTGATTTTCTATTGTTAAGTAATGTGCAGAAGTTCCTATTCCACTAAAAGAAGGACTTTTAAATTTAAATGAAAGCTCATCAGAACTTACCATAAATGAAAAAACTATTAAAAAAATTATATTTATAAACTTAAAAGTCCTAATCTTTTCTCTGATCATCTCTATCTGCCTTTGCTATTCTATCTGTATTCATAAGCTGTGGTACTCCAAGTATAGTCTTTAAAAGAGTATCTTGTCTAATAATCTCATTATCTACAGAACGTACTCTGTCTATAAGAGCTACCAAAATACCATGTTGTGAATCTAATTTTTGACCTAAACGTTCTTCTATTTGAGCTATTTGTGCTGATACTTTTTCATCAAGCACATCTACTTTTGTTTCCATGCCATCAATAATTTTATTTATCAGTTTCCAAATAAATAAACCAAGACCTATAGCTGCTGCTATTGGAAAACCAACTTCATTTATTAAAGTAACTACTGAATCCATTAGATACTCTCTGGATCAAATAAACCTGCTTTGATAAGTTTGCCTCTATTAATCATATGCTCATGCTCTACTTCTTCTTTATTCTGTCCGTAGTAAGCAACGCAGTAATGTTTATCAATCATTAATTGATTAATGTTGATATCATCAACTATAAGTTCACCCAAAACTCTACCATATTTACCCTTAGAATCTTTAAGTTTTGTTCTTATCTGTATAAGTTCTGCTTCTTCTACAGAAGATTGTACAAAACCAGCAGCTATTTTACCTCTAGCTTTTTCATCTAAATCTCTAGTTCTACATTCTGGTGTGTCTATTCCATACAAACGTACACGACATTTATGCAGAATATCAAAACCTAAATCTAAAGTAACATCAATAGTAT